TCACGTGGGTCTTCGTGGATAGATCGTTCAATAGTTAGTTCGCCATTGCATTCTGTGCAACGATAGTCATACTGCATCAGAGCTTCACCGCCTCTTCGATAGGTAGATAACCTACTAACTTGCTGACCTTATTAGAACGCGAGAACTCTGTAGTCGCTGGCATCCAATGACTAAACCATTCAGGCTCTGCCACTTCCATTAGGTCAAAAGAAAAGACCCCTTCTGGAGTCGAATTAATGTAGAAGGGGGTGAGATCTCGCTCTGCTGCCTGCGTTATCAGCTTACGATACTTCATCTCTTCAATCAGTAACGTGGGATAGTGAGTGTTACGACACTTCAACTCTATGTATGCAGAAGAGTCACGACTAATGCAATCGAATGAGTCATAGATACCCTCTGACTTCTGTAAGTCTGGGTACTTGGTGTCTAGTAAGAACAAGAATAGATCAATCTCTTTCATTGCCACGGGTTGTCACCGCCTAAACCATTCTGCACCTTGCGTAGTGCGCTGGTGCATCTACGATCTGCGGTAGATACTGCACACTCTAGTAAGCCTGCCACCTGTTGCAAGGTAAGTCCTTCGTGGTAGCGCATACGAAGTATGGTTTGGTCCTCTACTTCAAGCTTTAAGTATGAACGCTTCACATCAATCAAGGTAGCAAGCAGGTTGCCACCTTCTGCTGGAACGCTAGGCTTCTTAGGTGAGCCATCATTGATAAGGTTCTGAGCCTGCTCTAGTACCGTATCATCCACAATGGATGCGATAACGTGAGGCAGAACCTGTGCGATCATAGCTGTATCGTAGAAGGCTTCATCACCTGTGCGATAGCCAGACTTAGCCGCCTTCTCTTTGCGAGCATAACGCTCAGCGGTACGCTTCATCTGCCACGCAATACGCTTCTCATTGATAACACGTTGGACTGGGTTGGGTTCATTAAGAGCTTCATTGAATTGTGTGCCACGTGTAAGCGCCCAAGCAAGGCACTCTTGTAGCACATCATCTCGCTCTACATACCCACGAAACCTACGAGCTACAGCACTAGCAACGCTAGGTGCTATGTCATAGATAGACTTATGTAGTTCACCCACGTTCAGTCTCTTCTACCTCTGGCCACACGCCATCTAAGACCATCATTGCAATAGCTGAGTAGTTCAATAGATCTAAGAATGAGTCACGCAAGGACTCGTTGCTTGGCTTAACGCCAGAGTCTAGTAGGTTATTGATGCGAGCTATCTTGTCCCACATACGTACACGCAGACCATTAAGTGGTCCACCTGGTGAATGAGCAATGTTCTTTGGGCCGTAGTCGTGATGCTTACGCACCAGTAGATTGCCTGCTTGATCCATAATGCGCCAGACATCTGCAATGAATGCCGCATCTACCTTGTCGGTATGGGACGCAAGAGGATAGTCTCGGTTTCCATATTGATCTCCAGGATCTGGAAGCCCATATGCTGCAAAATCTGTACCATTTGTAGCCATTCGTCTCTACTCATCCTTCTCACCTAGTAGCAAAGCCTTCGTTGCATCTAGACCCTTGGCCAGATAGAAGTCATTGATGTCCATTGATGGGGGTAATGTTACTATTGTGCTATTAGAAACCTCTTGCGCGACACGCTTGGCAAACTCTGCCCCAGGGTTGGTGCCATCTTCTTTAATGTCATTGTCACCAATAACAAATACTGTGTCGTAGCCAGTAAATAACTTAACAAAGTGTGGCTTCCAAGCTTGCACCCCTGGTACACCTACTGCTGGTATACCCACTAGACCTGACAAGACCACGCTATCTAATTCACCTTCACATACTGCAATGTATGAAGAGTCAATAGTTATGTCGCTAACGTTATACAGGTGTGCCTTCTGCCCTGTTGGAGATCCATACTTAGGCTTGCCATCATCTAGTCTGCGAAACTTATAGCCCACGCAGATACCATTAGCTGTCATATACGGGATAGACAACCAGCCTTCGTGCATCTCGTGACCATTGATAGGATCTACTACCGTGCCTAGCGAATACTGACTGGCAACTACGTCAGATATCCCACGTTCTTCGAGATAGCTTAGAGCCTCTGCGCTTATGTTTCGGCTGTAATGTTTGGCCGCTTCCGTCAATGATTTCGATTGCACGATTGAGGGCATCCTTAAACTCCAAGTTCTCTATGTGCATAACAACATCTACTGAACTGCCACCCTTACCGCAGGTATGGCAGAAGTAGAGGTTGTCATACGTGTTCATTACAGCACTACGTCTGCTGTCTGTGTGTATACAGCAACGAACCGCTGCTGACTTACCTTCTCTTACTTCTCCACCGTAATAGGAAACAATAGTTCCTATGGGGATTGAAGTTGCATCAACGGAGTGCTTTCGGTTGGACGCTTTACGAACCCTGGACCAGTCTTGTGCTGGCATACGCACCCCTTAAAATCACACTTGTCGTGCCAATGAGCAGCTCGCTTGTAGTGAGCAAGTGTGTTTTCTTCTCCGCCTTTAAGACAGTTCTGGCAGATCATCTTCGTCTTCTTCTGTAGTTGAAGTTTCAACTACTTCTTCTGGTACAACTTCTGGTACAAGTATCTCTGTTGTTGTGATGTTACCTTCTGGTACTGGCATTACTGTTTCTCCTTTAACCATTGAGTTAAATCTTGGATGACCCAGGCTTGATCTATTGATGCGTTGCGACGCTTAACTACAACATAGGAAAGAGGAACTTCCCCAAGACCTCTAGCCTTTGCGTAGTTAAGCGCCTCAACTTGTGCTTCTCTCCAGAACTCAGGCAGGGAAAGGGTCTGCCTGTTCTTGAGTTCAAGGATGTAGGTTTCTCCAGATATGATAACAACCATATCTCCCTCATCCTTTGCCCCAGCCTTAGTCAGACGTTCTGCTATTACGCTTTTACTGCGTAACCATTTCATTACATCTGTCTCAAACTGAGAACCTTTGCGTCCATTCTTATTCGCCATTAGATAGCACCATATGTACTTTCCTGATCGTTGCTGCGTAGGTAGGCCCTACCTTGCGCATCATCATCACCTATCTGACAAGAACCAAAGTTCACAAACAGCGATGCCCATTGTGAGGCATCTGCAAAGTGTGGACCAAAGCGGTTCTTAACTGATGCTATCCGTAGTAGACCCTGTGTTGGGTCATACCCAAGCGTAAGGATTAGAGCTGGTAATTGATTCACCTTTCCGTGGATTGCACGTCTAGGTGGTGGCATCATTGGAGATCCATACTCACTCTGTTCGCTTACGTGATGGAGTACAAGCACACAAGCTTCAGTCTTACGTGCCATATCGTGCAACTCCATCATAATTGCACGAAGCCCAGCCCATTCATTATCTGTCTCGGCTGCCACATTCATTAGGTTATCTATGATGATTAGCTCTGGTGTTACACCATAGAGTTCAACATATGCCTTGACTTCCATCTCGATATCATCGAGAGACGGACTGGAATCAAAGACCCATTGGATGTGAGAAGCCTTAGCCAAATAAGGATCGTAGTAACGCTGGCTTTTATTGATGTTGCTTTCGACAGTCAATTGTGAGTGACCCGAAAGATGAGCAGCAGTACGTATCATTACTGTTGCTGTGTCTGTATCAGCAGAAAAGAATAACGTTGGAACCTGTGCTTTGATTGCATAGATCAATGCGAACATTGACTTACCAGCATTCGGTGCAGCAGCGACCATACAGACTTGGCCACGACGGAACTTGATAGATTGCTTAACCAAATTTTTCCACACGTCAGGTAGCGGTGTGGCTTTAGTAGTCACACCACCCCAAGCACGGGATAGGTTAAGCACTCTGCTCCTCTTCCAATATTATTCGTCGTTCTCTACGTATCTTTCTGCGGTCACCATCGGTGAGTCCACCCCAGATACCGTGGCGTTCCTTACGGATACCCCACTCAGCACATTCAGTAATGTGTTCGCAGCTACGACAGATTGATTTTGCTGATGCAATGCTCAGACGTACAAGCTTGCCTTCGTTTTCCTTATCAGGAAAGAAAAGATCTCCACCTACCTGAGCACATAAAGGAACCTCAAACTCGTGTGGTTCCCGCATTGACTAAGCCCAGATAGTTGCGCACTTATCTGTTGCACCCTTTGGTGCAGCACACATCCAGCCCTTCCAAGGGCCACGAGCAGAAGTACCTGTACGGAAACTCATCACTCCGTGTGAACAGCTTGGTGCCTGTCCTTCAACAACAGTTGCACCTAGTTGTGATGCAAC